GAGGTGGAAGTACTCAAGGAGATTTAGTGTTTGCAACAAGAGGTGTTACAACTGATACTGCTCCTACAGAAAGAATGCGTATAACATCTGGGGGGGATGTTTTAATTGGAACACAAACAGTTACGAGTGTTAGTAAATTACAATTGACATCTTCAAATGCTTATTATGGGTTTGTTGATAGGGCGCAAGTAAGTGGCACTGGTTCTCCCGCAGGTTTTTATAATTCAGCAGGTTCTTTTGTTGGTGGTATTAGCACAAATAATACATCAACTACTTATACTACATCTTCTGATTATAGATTAAAAGAAAATGTAATAGAAATGACTAATGCTTTAGATAGAGTAAGTCAATTAAAACCTAGTAGATTCAACTTTATAGCAGATGCAGACAAAACAGTAGATGGATTCTTAGCTCACGAAGTACAAGAGATAGTGCCTGAAGCTATAAGTGGAGAAAAAGATGCAATGCAAGATGAGGAATATGAAGTAAGTCCTGCTGTTTATGAAGATGTTTTACACCCTGCAATAGAAGAAGAATTAGACGAAGATGGAAATATAATAACGGAAGCTAAAGAGGAATGGACTGAAAACGTATTAAAAACTGAAGCAGTCAAAGATACTAGACAAGTTCCAAAATATCAAGGAATCGACCAGTCAAAATTAGTGCCATTATTAGTAGGTGCAATACAAGAACTAAAAGCAGAAATAGATGATTTAAAAAACAAATGTAATTGTAAATAAGTATATTTGTATATAACTATAAATTAAATAAAATGAGCAAATTAGAGGAAAAAGAATTAAAAGAATTAAGAGAATCTCAAGGAAAAATCAATGCTATTAAAATGGATATTGGAACTTTAATGGGCCAAATACATTCATTAAATCACATGCAAATTGATGAGATAAATAAACAAGGTGAATTGAAAAAGTCATTGGAGGAAAAATACGGTAAAATATCTGTTGACTTAGAATCTGGCAAGTATTCTGAAATTATTGAAGAGGAAAAAATAAAAGGATAAATAATGGCTTTAATAAATGGATCTAGTTTTTTAATATATAAAGGCGATGATCCTATTGGCCACAGTAATAATGCCACAATTAATTTAGATTGTGATTTACCAGAAAGCACAACAAAGGATTCTGGTGGATGGAAAGAGGTTTTAGCTGGGGTTCGTAGTGGCTCGGTTGAGGTTGATGGATTAATTGATTATAGTGATTCCGTAAACTTTGAACAACTTGCCGAAATGGTTTTACTTAAAACCACAACAAAGTTTTATTTCAGTCAGGACATTGAGGGATATGGTGATGGTTTGGTATTATTAGGCAATGGATATATTTCTAATGTTGATGAGGAGGGTAGCCATGAAGCACCCACAAGTTATAATCTCTCAATTACTTTAACAAGTATAATATTAGTCGATGAAAGGACTGGTGAGGTTTGGAATACTAACTTTGATGAGTGGGAAAATTCCAGCTATAATTGGGAAGCGGCATAAAAATATTATTTTGTATATTTGAATAAAATTATTAACTAATAAAAATTAAATAAATGGCAACAGTCGGAGTGTTCAATGGAACAAATTTATTATTAAAAGTCATCACTGATGGTGGAACATTAGCAACAGTAGGTCACACAACATCGTGTTCATTATCTTTGTCTAATGATTTGCCAGAGGCAACAACTAAATCAAGTGGTGGTTTTCAAGAGGTTATCGCTGGGGTTAGATCTGGAGAGATTAGTTTTGATGGTTTAGTCGCTTACGATGATGCGGCAAATGCTATTGAAATGGCTGATTATCTTTTGGCTAGACAAAAAATTGATTTTAGTTTTGGAACAGCTGAAACAGGGGATGCGGTTTATAGTGGTGAGGGATTCTTTTCTAGTGTTGAAATGAGTGCTGAAATGGAATCGCCAGTTACTTTCTCAGGTTCAATTACAGTTACAGGCGCAATCACTAAATCTACAAATTAAGATTTAATCTTTTAATAATAGACACCTAGAGTAAGGAACTAGGTGTCTTAAATCTACATATATGGCAAACAAGAAACGAGGGTATTATTCTCTTAGTATAGGTGGTAAAAACCGCACTATGCATTTTTCAATGAATTTCTGGGCAAACTTTACTGATAACTTAGGTGTATCAATAGAAAAAATTGGTAATGTTTTTCAAGATGGAATTTCACTATCCGGTATTAGAGCTTTGGTTTATTCTGGTTTATTAGCTAATGATCAAGAGCAAGGCAATGAAATTGATTATAATGAATTTAAAGTTGGGATGTGGCTTGAGGATTTAACATCTGATGAGCTTACTAAAATAATTGAATCCATGATGGAATCCAGAATACTTGGAAATGATCTAAACATGGGTATTAATAGAAACGTAAAAAAAACCACTAAGGTGGGAAAGCGCCCAGCCAACTAACTTGGGATAATATACTTGATTATTACATTGGTCAGGTTGGCATAAATCCTAATGATTTCTGGTCAAATACTTGGACCGAGAATCAATTATTAGGTGAATCACACAATATAAAATTGAATTTAGATTGGGAACAAACTAGATATTTGGCATCAATGATTTTTAATGTTAATTGTGAAAAGAGGGCCCAAATGATTACACCGGATAAATTATTCCCATTACCACAAGATGTATATTTGGAGCGTGGCAAACCTAAATCAACTAGGGAACAATATGAATCATTTTTGAAAAAGGTTAATAGTATGAAGTCATCAAAATGATGGCTTTTTTTTTTCGTATTTTTGAATAAAATTACATTATGTCAAATGAATTAAAAGTGTTTTTAGTTGGTGATGCTACTAAACTAACATCATCATTAAATAAGGCAAGTTCTAAATTATCAGCATTTGGTAAATCGGCTAGGCAAGTTGGAAAAGATTTATCATTAAAATTAACAGCTCCTATTGGTTTGGCTGCTGGTGTAGCAATTAGCTCAGCCGCTAAATTTGAAAAATTACAAACCACATTAAAAGTGTTGACTGGTAGCGCTGAAAAAGGTGCAGCCGCTTTTGAAAATCTTGTTAAATTTTCAGCAAAAACACCTTTTCAATTAGAGGAATTAGTTAGGGCAAACAATACAATGATGGGTTTTGGTATTTCAGCAGAAGATGCGGCAAAACATTTACAAGCTATTGGTGATATTGCTGCGGTCAGTGGTGGTGATTTACAAGGTATCACAGTTGCTTTTTCACAAGTTGCAGCAGCTGGCAGATTAATGGGGCAGGATTTATTACAACTTATAAATAATGGTGTTCCTATAATTGATATGTTAAGCTCGAGTATGGGTGTTGCAAAAAGCGAGATTAAGGAAATGGTTTCGCAAGGCGCTGTAACTTTTCCCGTTTTATTAAAAGCGTTTCAAGATGCAACAAGCGAGGGAGGAAAATTTGAGGGAGGAATGAAAACATTAAGCGGAACGCTGAGTGGTTTGGGATCAACATTAAAAGATAATCTTAATATTGCATTTGCAGAATTAGGAAAAGAAATTGTTGAAGCATTTGATTTAAAAGGTAAAGCGCAAAATTTAATAATATTTATTGGTGATTTAACTCAAAAATTTAAAAATTTATCACCGGAAACTAAAAAAGCTATTTTAATAATTAGTGGTTTAGCTGCGGCAATAGGTCCAGTTTTATTAGTTATAGGAACCTTAAGCTCTGGTTTAGGTTTAATGGCAACAGGATTTACTGGATTAATTTCTGTTTTAGCATTGGTAAAAGGAGGATTTATTGCATTAACAACCGCAATGATGGCTAATCCTTTTGTCTTAGTTGGAACTGCTATTGTTGGTCTTGTGGCTATATTTGTTTCTTTTGTACAAAAATTAGAACCAGCAATTAGCAAATGGCAAACCTTTCTTAATATGGTTAAGTCGTTTGGCAGTCCTGCAAAATTTGCGGCTTTACAACTAAAAACAAAAGCAGAGAATGCAAAAGAAGCCGCAGCACAAGCCGAAAAAGACAAAAAAGCAACAGAGGAATTAACAAAAGCCAATAATGAATTATTAAAATCTTTACAAAATATTAATAATGAATCTGGAAATAAAAGCACATCACAAAGGCAAACAGTTGGTGAAGTAAATCAAATTGCACCTGGGGGAGCTGGATTAGCTAAAACATCTATCGATCCTATAACCCAAATGGCAATGGGTGCTAAAAATGGAAATGCTTTAATGGCTGAGGAATTGTCAAAATCAACTCAAATGTTACAAGCTGACATTGACCAAAGAAAATCAAAAATAGAGCAGTTCAAAGAAATTAGTGTTGCAATGGGTGAATCAGTACAAAATACTTTTGGAATGATGGGATCATCAATTGCGCAATCTTTGGGAATGGGTGAAAGTGCCTTGGGTACATTCGCTGGAACTTTAGTGCAAACAGCAATGACATCAATTGGTGCCTCTTTAGCTTCAACCATGGGATCTGGTGCTGAGGCAGCTGGTAATACAGCTAAAGCAATGGGGCCGATTGGAGCATTTGTTTTACCGGCATTATTAGCTGGTGCGGCTGTTGCTGTTAAAGGAGCTTTTTCAAAAGTTAAAGCGCCTCAAAAATTTGCTAATGGTGGTATTGTATCCGCTCCAACAATGGGGTTAGTTGGTGAATATGCTGGCGCTAAATCTAACCCTGAGGTTATTGCGCCACTAGATAAATTAAAGGGAATGATTGGCGATAGAGGTTCACAAAAAGTTGATGTGGGTGGTTCATTTACATTAAAAGGACAGGATTTAGTTGTTGCATTACAAAGAGCAAACACAAACAGAAACAGAATTATATAATGGCTTACGGGGTAAAATATAGATTGGAATTTTCAGATAATAATGAAAAGGACAAAAAAATTGAGATTCTAAAAAATAATTATGTTGGCTCTGTATTGCCAATGATTGGCACAAATAATCCTTGTGAAATTACTTGGGAGGGTGATGATGATTTTTATTCACCAATCAAAGGTTCTAAATGTAAATTAAATTTATTTGTCACAGACACTGTTTCATATGACAATTTTTATGAATATGATGAAAGGGAATATAAAGTCAAAATATCTTATAAAGATTCATCAAATAATTATCAAACATATTGGATTGGATGGCTTGTTGTTGATTCATTTAGCGAGGCAGTAACATCAAAGCCATTTGCAATTTCTTTGACAGCAATAGATGGTTTAGGAACTTTAGACGCTTATTCAATGCCTATGGACACCGCATCAACTGATGTTCAAAACGCTAGATTTTCAATAACAAACTCTTTAAATAATTTAGATTTAGAGCTTGATATTTATGTGAGCCAGGATATTTTTATTTTAAATCCAGATTCAACAGTATATTCAATTTATGATGTAATGATTATAAAACCTTATGCATTACAAAAAGATAAATTTGCTCTTAATAATGCAAAGGAAATTTTAGAACAAATATTAAAATTTACAAATGCAAGGATTTTTCAAAGTTTTGGTCGGTGGTATATAATTAATAACTCAAGTTATTCGGCACAAAGCATAAAGAATGCTAGTGCATCAACCGCTCAGGGTGGTACAATACCGACAGGAATCAGAGCTGCGGAGGCGGCTTCATTAGTTGCTAATAATACCGAATCAATCCAATATGTTATTTACAATTACTTAGGTACTTATCAATCAACCACAACAATTGACGCTTTAAAACAAGTGCCGAGCCAATTATTACCACTTGATAACAGCTTAACAAAAGAATATTTAAGGCCATTAAATGAGTTTAATATAACTCATGAAACATCACAATTTTTAGATGTTAATACAATAAAAAATAGTGGTTTTGAAAATGGTTTAGCTGATTGGACAACCTATTCATCAAGTGGAACAACATCACCTGGTGAATTATCAACAGATTTTACAAAACTGGGCAATAATAGTTTTAAAAACACACAAGCGCAAACCAATGA